TAAAAGGTCCGATAGATATGTTGACATTATACGAGAATAAATATAAACAAGAAGTACAGAAGTTTGCTAACGAGCAAGTTGGTAGAAGACGAAGAGACGACTACACAGACGGTGCAGTTAGAATACCAGTGAGATCGGCAAACCCGTAGGAGATTAAATTATGGCTATATCATCAGCAATTTGCACAAGTTTTAAACAAGAAATTTTAGTTGGAACACACAATTTTACAGCATCAAGTGGTAATACTTTTAAAATAGCTTTATTTACAAGTGATGCATCTTTAGGTGCAGGTACAACTGCTTATTCAACATCAAATGAAATTTCAAACACATCGGGATCTGCATACTCTGCAGGTGGTGCAACATTAACAAGCGTTACGCCAACAACAGATGGAACAACTGCAATTTGTGATTTTTCAGATGTTAGTTATACTTCTGCATCTTTTACAGCAAATGGTGCATTAATTTATAACGATACACAATCTGACAAAGCTGTTGCTGTTATAGCATTCGGTGGTGACAAGACAGTATCAAGCGGAACTTTTACAATTCAATTTCCAACAGCAGACGCAAGTAACGCAATCATTCGTATAGCATAGGAGGCCGATTATGTCGGTGACTTCAGGATGGGGCCGTTTAACCTGGGATCAATCTCAATGGAGTGGTTCGACAGTTTTATTACAAGGTTGGGGAGCTAGATCTTGGGGTGAAAACGAGTGGAACGAATTAGGAGATGTAGTAATTACACCTACTGGTTTATCAGCCACTACATCTTTAGGTAATTCAGAAGAATTTAACGAAACAGGTTGGGGAAGATTAACTTGGAATACAGCCGATTGGGGCGAAGGTGCAGATGAAACTGTTTCTGTTACTGGTTTAGAAGCAACTGCTTCACCAGGATCTATAACTCCAGCGTTTACATATTTATTAGAGATGATTGGTGCAAACCACTCTATGACTGCAAGGGTAGGAAGCCTTGATATAGATGCAGAATTAGGAGTCGCTGTAACAGGTGTGTCTGCAACTTTTGCAACTCCAACAATGTCTTATGTTGGAACTTTAATTGGTTGGGGTAGAGATGCATGGGGAGATAATTCTTGGGGTGAATCTCCAAATGAAATTATAACCTTAGTCGGTCAAGCTTTAACTGCAAGTGTAGGCTCAATATCTCCTGCAGATGTAGTTGGTTTATCTGGTCAAGAATCTACAACAAGTGTTGGTTCAACAACTATTAAATTAGATTCAACACCAGCAATTACCGGACAATCATCTACTATAAATCAAGGAACATTAGGTTTAGAATTTGGTACGGTTGGAGCATTATCAGGAGTAGCTGCTACTTCAGGTTTAGGAACATTAGGTTTAGAATTTGGTCCAGAAGAAATAATTACAGGAGTTTCTGCAACGATGAGTGTAGGAACCCTTGAAGTTGGACGTGCAGAATTAATTAATATATCAGGTGTGTCAGCATCAACTAGTGTAGGTTCATTTACTCTTGAATTTGCGTATGAGTTATCTGGTCAATCTTCTACAACTAACGTTGGGTCATTATTACCAGCTGATGTAATGGGTTTAACAGGTATTGAAATAACATCAAGTGTAGGAATATTAGGAATTAAAGGTTATCAAAATATTGACACTGGTTCAAATACTTCGTATAACAACTTGTCAACAGGATCGAATTCGTCCTATTCTGGTCTATCAACAGGATCTAATAGTTCGTATTCTAATGTTGCAACTGGATCAAATACAAGTTATACTGACGCTGCATAGGAGAAAAATTTATGGCATCAACATACACACCTCTTGGTGTAGAACTTCAAGCAACTGGTGAAAATGCCGGTACATGGGGAACAAAAACTAATACTAATTTACAGGTTATTGAACAAATTTCAGGTGGCTACATTGCAAAATCGATAGCAGGTAGTGCACAAACTACAGAATTAACTGTTTCTGATGGATCAACTGGTGCAGAACTTGCACACAGAATGATAGAATTTACTGGAACGATCACAGGTAATCAAATAGTTACAATTCCAATTGATGTACAAACCTTTTATATTTTAAGAAATTCAACTTCAGGATCTCACACAGTACAATTTAAATATGCTTCTGGATCAGGAGATTCATTTACTTTCGCAGCAACAGATAAGGGAGATAAAATTGTATTTGCAACAGCAAACGATGGAACTAATCCTGATATAGATACACTAGCGATTGGAACTGGTATAACTGATGTTGTTGATGATACTACACCACAGTTAGGTGGTAATTTAGATACAAATAGTTTTAATATATCTTTCGATGATGCTCATGGTATTACTGATGAAAATGGTAATGAACAAATTATATTTCAAACAACATCATCTGCAGTAAACCAATTTGATATTACAAATGCAGCAACTGGTAATGCACCAAGTATATCTGCAACTGGAGACGATTCTAATATAGATGTAGCCATTGTTCCAAAAGGAACTGGTGAAACTAAAGTTGGAACAGGAGCTGCAAATGCTACTGTTACATCTAGTGGAGCACATGATTTAATATTAGATACTAACTCAGGAACAAATTCTGGAAATATAACAATTACAGATGGTTCAAACGGTAACATAACTCTTACTCCAAACGGAACTGGAGATGTAGTAGCATCTGCTGATACGTTAACAGTTGGTGATGCTGGTGCTGCAGCAACAATAGCTTCAAATGGTGCTGGAACACTTACAGTAACAACTGGTGGAGCAACTGATTTAATTTTAAATACAAACAGTGGAACAGACTCTGGATCGATTCAAATTACAGATGCAGCTAATGGTAATATTGCTATTACACCAAATGGTTCAGGAAACATTGTTCTTGATGGATTAACTTTTCCAAATGCTGATGGATCAGCAGATCAAATATTAAAAACAGATGGATCAGGTGCTTTATCTTTTACTGATGCATCTGGTGGAACACAATGGCAATCGTCTGTTAAAACTGCTGACTTTACAGCAGTAAGCGGACAAGGTTTTTGGGTTAATACTGCATCAGGTGACGTGGTTGTAACTTTACCATCTTCTGCTAATGTTGGTGATATTGTAGAACTTGCAGATTATAATAGATCATGGGGAACTCACTCAGTAACTTTAACTGACAATGGTTTAAATTTCCAAGGAACTGGATCAGCTGTTCCAGTATATAATGAAAATGGACAGCACGTAGAATTAATTTATTCAGGTTCAACAAACGGTTGGATTCCAAAATTAGATAGTGTTGTTGCAGACAAAACTCAAACTACTTTACGTTTTTTAGTTCTTTCAGGTGGGGGTGCTGGAGGAGCAAACCAAGGTGGAGGCGGAGGTGCGGGAGGCATCAAACAAGGCACAGCAGTTGTAGACGCAGGAGATATTTATGCGATTACTATCGGTGGTGGAGGTAGTGGTAGTTCTACAAATAATAAAGGAGGAAGTGGTTCAGCTTCTAGTATTCGTGCTACAACTGGAGGAAAAATTATTTCATTAACCACAGGTGGTGGTGGCGGTGGTGGTAGAGATTCAGCAGCCACAGATGGTGGTTGTGGTGGTGGTAATTCTACACCATCTAGTACTACAGCTAATGGTAAAGGTACTGTAGGAGAAGGTTTTGATGGTGGTGGTGGTAGCACAGCATGTGGCGGTGGCGGAACCGGAGAAACTGGTTTTAAAGATGGAAGTCCAGCGTCAGCACCAGGGATCACGAAAAAAGGTGGAGATGGTATAGTTTCAGGAATAACAGGAACTTCAAGTAATTTTGGTGGTGGCGGCGGAGGTGCAACACCAAGTAGTGCCGCAGATAATGGTGGTGCTGGAGGTGGAACTCGTGGTACATTACCATCAGGAACTTCAACTGCTGCAGCTGCAAACTCAGGAAGTGGATCTGGCGGAACAGATGGTAGTGGAACAACAAGTGGTGCTGGTGGAAGTGGAGTTGTTATTATAAGAGTAAGAACAGCTGCTTATCCAGGCACAGTAAGTGGTTCTCCAACTGTAACAACAGATGGTGAGGATTCAATTATTAAATTTACAGGAACTGGAACTTACACAGCGTAGGAGATTATTATGGCACATTTTGCAAAAATAGGAACTGGAAGCATAGTTGAAAGAGTTGAGGTGGTACACAATGATGTTGCTACAACTGAACAAGCTGGTGCAGATTTTTTAAATGGTGTTTATGGTACAGCTGATACTTGGATACAGACATCTTACAATACTTTTGCTGGTGAACATAAATTAGGTGGTACACCTTTTAGAAAAAATTATGCTACTGTTGGTGGAAGATATGATCAAACAAGAAATGCTTTTATTCCACCACAAAATTATGAAAGCTGGACATTAAACGAAGATACTTGTCAATGGGATCCACCTGTTGCTTATCCTACAGATGGTCAAACATATGATTGGAATGAAACAAATCAAACTTGGGATTTACGAGAATAATAAAATAGATATATTTTTAGTGGTGTGAAAAAAAAATCTTTAAATTTAAAAAATTATATACTTCATTTAGATAATTGGATTCCTCAAAATATTTTAGATGATTCTTTAAAAGAATTAAAAAAAAATAAAACATGGGAAAGACACACTTACACGACTACAGAAAATTATGAGGATATCGATAAAAATGGTGAAAGAGAACTTGATGTTTGTTATGGAGATGATCTACCTTATCGAGATGAAATAATGCAATTAATATGGAAAGCATTAGAAAAATATATTATTACTGAAAAAATGGGTGATTCACATTTTAATGGTTGGAAAGGTTTTCATAAAGTAAGATTTAATCGATATAATAAAAATCAAATAATGTCTAAACACTGTGATCACATTCATGGTTTATTTACAGGGGAAATAAGAGGTATTCCTATTTTAAGTATTTTAGGAGTTTTAAACAATGATTATGAGGGTGGTGAATTTATTATGTTTGATGACTATGAGATAAAATTTAAACCAGGTGATGTCATAATATTTCCATCAATATTTTTATATCCACATTTAGTAAAACCAGTTACAAAAGGGACAAGATATTCATTTATATCTTGGTGTTATTAATGAGACAATATCAAACCCATGGATTATTTCCAATCCCTGTTTACATGACAGATATAGATAGAGACTTTACAGAAAAAGAATTACAATTTGTAAAAGATCAAAAAAATCACTGCGTAGAAAATTCAGGTAATATTCATACCAAAGATAATTATATTTTAAATAGACCTGAACTTAAAGATATTAAAAGTTTTATAGATGAAGTTTGTCAAAGTTATCTAGATAATATCCTTTGTCCAAAAGAAGATATAAAAATATACGTAACTCAATCTTGGTTAAATTATACAGAGGAAAATGAGTTTCATCATAAACATGAACACCCTAATTCATTTGTATCAGGTGTTTTTTATATCGACTCAGATAAAAATAATGATTTAATTAAATTTTTTAATCCAATATCATATAAACAAATATCTCCAGAAATTAATAAAGATAAATATAACCCTTATAATTCTGCTTCTTGGTTTTTTCCTGTAGAAACTGGTAAAATAATAATGTTTCCAAGTTCTACAACTCATCAAGTAGATGATAAAAAAGGTTCTAATACTAGAATAAGTCTTGCATTTAATACTTTCCTCAAAGGCAAAATAGGGCCAAATGAAGATTTAGCTGAGTTGATTTTATAAGTAAACATTGATATAAAACACTGGCGAGTGAGTATTCCACCACACAACATACTCACTTGCTTTATTAAGAGTTTTAATAAATAAGGACATATATGTTACANAAAATAGGTTTTCAACCAGGCATAAATAAACAAATTTCAGAAACCACAGCTGAAGGACAATGGGTAGACTGCGATAACGTTAGATTTAGATACGGAACTCCTGAAAAAATAGGAGGTTGGAAACAATTAGGGACTGACGAGTTAACAGGGGCTGTTAGAGGTCTTCATCATTATGTAAATAGTTTAGGCAGAAAGTATGCTATCATAGGATCAAGCAAAATTTTATATGCTTATTCTGGAGGTATATTTTATGACATACATCCCATTAAATCTACTACTACACTAACAAGCGCATTTAGCACAACCAATGGTTCACCAACAGTTACTATAACATTTCCATCAGCACATAATATACAAGAAGATGATATTATTCTTTTAGATAGTTTTAGTTCAATTACAGGATCTAATTTTAGCGCATCTGATTTTGACGATAAAAAATTTATGGTTACATCCGTACCTTCGACTACAACTTTAACTATTACAATGCCATCAAACGAATCAGGATCTGGTGCAACAACATCAGGTGGTATTAGAGTTCAACATTACTATCACGTTGGTCCGTCAGTACAGGCAAAAGGATTTGGTTGGGGTTTAGGATCTTGGGGTGGAGAAGCTGCTGGAGCATTTACAACTACTTTAAATGGTGCGATTAACGATTCTGTAACTACTCTTACTTTAACTGATGCCTCTTTATTTCCTAGCACTGGAACTAATTTTGTAATTATAGGATCAGAAGAAATTTCTTATACTGGTGTTAGTGGTAATACATTAACAGGTTTAACAAGAGGAGTTGCTGGAACAACAGCAGCGTCTCATAGTGATGGTGCAACAGTTACAAACTCAACCGATTATGTTGCATGGGGTGAAGCAGCATCTGGAGATTTAATTATTGAACCTGGTATGTGGTCTATTGATAATTTTGGAGACAAAGCTATTTGTTTAATACACAACAATGCTGTTTTTGAATGGGACTCTTCATTATCAAATGCAACGACAACAAGAGCAACAATTATATCTGGTGCACCTACAGCATCAAGACATATGGTTGTATCTACTCCTGATCGTCACTTAGTATTTTATGGCACAGAAACAACTATTGGTGATACGTCAACACAAGACGATATGTTCATTAGATTTTCAGATCAAGAGAATATAAATTCATACACACCTACAGCAACCAATACCGCTGGTACGCAAAGACTAGCCGACGGATCACGGATCATGGGAGCGATTAGAGGTAGAGATGCACTTTATGTTTGGACTGATACTGCATTGTTCACTCAACGTTTTGTTGGTCAACCATTTACATTTGCATTTGCACAAGTTGGAACTAACTGTGGCTTAGCTGGACAGAACGCATGTGTAGAAGTTGATGGTGCTGCATACTGGATGTCAGAAAATGGTTTTTTTAGATATGCTGGTAAACTAGAATCATTACCTTGTTTAGTAGAAGATTTTGTTTTTGATGACATTAATCTAGACTCAGGTAATCAAATGATATCGGCTGGATTAAATAATCTATTTGGTGAAGTTATATGGTTTTACCCAACATCTACATCATCAGTTGTTAATAGACAAGTTACATATAATTATTTTGATTCATCACCACAGAGACCTGTGTGGACTAATGGAACACTTTCTAGAACTATGTGGAGAGACTCTGCTGTATTTGGAACCCCACATGCAACAGAATATGATGCAGATACAGATACATCATTTGATGTTGTTGGAAACACAGAGGGCATAACAACTTATTATGAACACGAAATTGGAACTGATCAAAATAAAAATGGAGTCATAACTGCAATTACTTCAAATATTTCATCAGGAGATTTTGATATTACACAAGCTCGTACATCAACTGGTCAACAAACAGGGGTTGCAACATTTAGAGGAGATGGTGAATTTTTAATGAAGATAAGAAGATTTATTCCAGACTTTATAGCTCAAACAGGAGCAACAAGAATAACTTTAGAATTAAGAAATTTTCCAAATGAGACATCTTCAAGTTCATCACTAGGTCCATTTGATATAACTTCTTCTACTTTAAAAGTAGATACACGTGCTAGAGCAAGATCTATTTCATTAAAAGTAGAGAATACATCAACTAGTCAAAGTTGGAAATTAGGAACTTTTAGATTAGACACACAACCGGATGGTAGAAGATAATGGCAAAAATAGTACAAGTATTAACAAGGGCTAGCAAGGAATATGATTTACCTACAGCAGAATCTCAAGTTAGAGATTTAGATGCAATTGTAGAAAAATTAAATACTACGTTTCAAAAAGATCTAAAAGACGAGGTAGAAGCAGAAAACTTCTTTTTAAATTAATGGCTAATAGTTTTAAAAATAAAAAAGTAGATTTAACTACAACAGATTTGACAACACTATATACAGTGCCAAGTGCAACAACCACTGTTGTAAAGTCTATATTAGTATCTGAAGATGCTGGATCAGGAACTACGATTACTGTTACACTAGTAAATTCTAGTGGTACTATATTTAGTTTATTTAAAACTAAAGCTATTGCATCTAATGCAACTACAGAACTTTTAACTCAACCTCTTGTAATGGAAGAGAGTGAGGTGCTTAAAGTACAGGCTGCTGACGCGAACGAGCTGCACGTCATAGCTTCAATATTAGAAATACAGCCAAGAGAAGTAGTATCATAATGACTGATTTACCAACAATAACACCAGATAAAATAATAGAAAAAATAACAAATAAAAAGACAGGTGAACAATATAAGGATGATAATGAGTGGAAATCTAAAGGTATATCACCAGATGATATTAGAAAAGATGTAACTCTTATGATGCCTAGTCTTGATTTATTTGGAAAAACAAAATAGAATAGATAAATGGCCATAACTAGAACTCAAATAGCAAAACAATTATTAGCAAACGGTGGACGTACTGGATTTCAACAAGGTGGTAAAAGAGGTAATACAGGACAAGCTAGTCAAAGTGTAAGCGATAGTTTTGGTAGAGCTAAAGATGTAGGTGGTTCTAATTTTGGTCAGTTTGAAAGAAGACAAATACAAAATGAAACACTAAAAAATGCAGGTTTTTTAAATAGAGATTTAGGGATTAATGTCGGCCCACAAAAAAATATTTTTCAAAGAGCTTTTGATAATTCTTTACTAGGAAGAATAACGGGTGGATTGGCAGAGGCTTTTAAAAACGCACCACCGGCAACTACTGATAATATCCTGGGAAAAAAAGGAGGAGGATTAGATTTACCCCTCTGGGCAAGACTTGGTTTTTCAAGTCAGGAAGATTATGAGGCAGCATTACGAGATCAAATGTTAATGGCTGATGGTGGACGAATAGGATTTCAACAAGGGGGTAAAAGAGGCAACACTGGACAAGCTAGTCAAAGTGTAAGTGATAGTTCTGGTGATGGAGTTGGAGGACAAGGGGGTAAAAGAGGTGATTTTGGACAAGCTAGTATAAATTTAAGCCGTAATTTTGATGTTGGAGGTGGCGGACCTAAAGGACCACCTACAATTGTTGGTGGTGGAGGGTTACCTAAATCTTTTTTAGTTGCGGATGCTCTTACTACACCTACTGCGGGACAGTTTGGTTTTAATTTAATGGATTTAAAAAGATTAAAAGATGCTGGATATGATCCAGAAGAAGTTTCTGAAGGTGGTTATGGTGAAGATCTTTTAAAAGCTTTACAACCAATAACTTTAGCTGATGGTGGTAGAGCAGGTTTAGCAGGAGGTGGCATGCCTTACGAAGGTGGGATCATGGATCTTGAAACAGGAAGACAACAATATTTTTTAGGTAAACTTGTTAAAAAAGTTGGAAGAACAGTCAAGAAGATCGCAAAGTCACCGATAGGTAAGGCTGCATTGTTATATGCAGGTGGTACTTTTTTAGGAGGATTACAAGGTTTTGGAGGAGCTGGTCTTGGATCAAGAACTTTTTTATCTAATTTAAAAAGTGGACAAGGTATTGCTAATTTAGGTGGTTTTTTAAAAGGTAAATTATTGGATAGTGCAACTACTAAACCAGGAACAGACAACAAAGGAATTTTAAGTAAAATATTTTCATCACCTACAACATTAATTACAGGAGCATCAGCAGTAGCAGGATTATTAACACCTGAACAAGAAGCAGAAGCACAAAAGATTTCAGATGAAACAGGAATACCTATAGAAACTATTAGAGCTAATCCTGATGAATATTTAGCAATAGCATTTAGAGCTGAGGGTGGTAGAATAGGATATCAAGAAGGATCAAAAGAACCGGTAGCAAAGAAAACAATGCCACTATTAGATATGGATGGTAAAGAAATGGATTTAAGAGCTGAAGGTGGATTCGTTCCAATAGGACGTATGGAAAAAGCAGATGACGTACCTGCAAGATTATCTAAGAATGAGTTTGTATTTACAGCTGATGCTGTTAGAAATGCAGGTGAAGGAGATGTGGACAAAGGTGCGGAAGTTATGTATAACATGATGAAGAACCTCGAATCCGGAGGTGAAGTATCAGAGGAATCGCAAGGATTAGAAGGCGCACGTAAAATGTTTCAAACATCACA